CATTGACACGAATAATGTACGCTTTTGAGACTGCGGTGTTATAGGAGTAAAACAAAGACTCCATTAAGAACCGTAGCTGTCCACGTCCTCGTGAGTAATTAAAGCATCAATTGCAGTAACTGCCGATTGATACGTTGTTTGCGCCGTTGATACAGCACTTGCGTCATATGTTGTGGCCGGATCATCATCCAACTCTTTGGCTAATTCAGCATCAACTACTTCTTGAAAGGTGCGTTTTGCTTCAGCCTTTAAAGCACCCTTGCGCTCATCCACAGTCAAGTCGCGCTTTGCCCATACGATCTGTGCTGGAGTAACAGTCAAATCAAACGAATGTGTTGTCGTAATTTCACGACCGTCGGTCAAGTCTGGGAATACTTCCACAGCTTCGCGCCAGCCTGGGAGGTCAGCTTTTGGCCCAGTTGTTGGGCGGTAGTCCCACACATCTTTAACTTGATCGTTTTCTACACGAATCCAGTATCCAGTTTTAGTTGTTGGCATTTTCAAATTCCTTTGCTAGTTCAATCTTTAACTTTGCGAACGAAGCATCCCATTCGCCATACTTTTCCTGACGGAATAATTTGACAGAATCATACCACGGAGAAGTATCCCCTGGCATGGCCCACAAATAATACGGCATTACAGGGGTAATAATCCATGTTTTTACGCCCATTGCTGCAGCGCAATGAGCAATCGAAGTGCATGAACTAATGACTAAATCGCACTTTGCTATTTCTGCTGCAGTGTCTGTCCAGTCGTCCAAGCACACCTCTTGTGCCCACTCAGGACGTTGTTCTTTGCCTTCATCACGTTGCAGGCTGACATACTCTACGTCATGCCCACCAACTGCATCAAACATCAGTTGCGTTGGAAAGGTCCGATGTTGCTCGTGCTCGAACTGTGGGTTACCTGACCACTTGAGGCCAATACGGAACTTACTCCCTTTTTCTACCTCGGGCTTGGTAATATATGGGGCACCACTTAGATCCTCGTACTCCATGTCAAGGCAGTACGCCGCCGACATAGCAGGTACCCAATAGTTGTAAAATGCACCACCTTGCTCCGCGGCTTTGTTGGTAACAACAGAGTAGCCTTCACGAGCAAACAAACTGGCTAGACTAGGTTGGCATGCAACCGTAACAACCGCTCCGCGCTCTTTGTAATACTTAGCAAAACGAAAATTAATGATTTCGTCGCCATAGCCACCCTCAGACCGAAACAGGACTGTCTTTCCAGCGATGTCTTCTTCAGGACGTGGAATTGGGCCGGGTATGGGTTTTGAACCAAAGACCTCGATATACCGGCCAATGTTCATACCGTCAAAGCCCTTTTTAAGTTCGCCGTGACGCATGTCGTGCCAGCCAAGATTGAACCTTGCACGAGGATCGTCGGGACCTTGTGCCCGAAGGATCTCTTCGGACAGGTCCGGTTTTCCGTTGATGCAATAATTTAAAGCAATATCAAGCGGATGTAGTTCTTTTTCTAGTGCGCTCATGTGTTATGTGATTCTAAACAATGCAAAAGAACTTTTGTTTGAGGCAACAACATCGTCCCATTTATCGCCAGAGCCAACTTGGACAGGAGATGAACGGTCTAATAGAGGATCACTGTTTTGACCTAACTCACCGTTTCCGTTGTCGCCCCATGACCATAAAGTTCCATTAGTTTTAATGGCTAATGAATGAACATCACCAGCGGAGACCTTAGACCAATCAGTATCAGCACCAACTTGGACAGGAGAAGATCTATCAATGCTCGGTGCCGCTCCGTCCCCAATTCTGCCACTTCCTCCGTTGCCCCATCCCCACAAGGTGCCGTCCGTTTTTACTGCAAGGGCAAAGTTGTTACCCCCATCTAAGACAGCCCAATTAGTTAAGGCCCCAACTTGTATAGGAGAGGACCTGTCGTTATTAATTGGAAGATTTAAACCAAGCTCGCCAGAACCATTGTTGCCCCAAGAAAAAAGTTTTCCATCTGTCGTGATAGCACTAACAGCCGCCAGCCCTGGGCCAACACTAGACCAAGTTTCCCCCGCTCCAATTTGCACAGGAGAAGAACGGAAAGTTATTGAGTTGTCTCCAAGCTCGCCACTGGTGTTATCACCCCATGCGTATAACTCGCCTGTTGTTGTTATTGCAAATGACTGATCTTCATAGGTAAAAACATTCGCCCAATTTGTACCCGAACCAACCTGTACAGGAGAGGATCTATCAACAACATCCCCCAACCCCAGTTTGCCACTTGGGCTATTGTCTCCCCAAGCCCATAAAGTACCGTCAGTTTTGACTGCAATTCTATAATTCAAACCTCTGCTTATCTTAGACCAGTTTGTTAACGCACCAACCTGTACAGGAGAAGATTCCGCACCACCACTTGTGCCAATCCCTAAAGCACCAGAAGAATTAGAGCCCCAAACATAAAGTTTGTTGTCATTAGTGATTGCAGAACTTCCCCCAATTTCAGACCAGTTTGTTAACGAACCAATTTGTATAGGAGAGGATTGATCAACATCAGAATTTATGCCAAGTCTCCCAGAGACACCATCACCCCAAGAATATAATTCGGTACGAAATATGTCAGGCCAATTCCCTTCAAGGATGGCATCGTATACTTCTTCGAGTGTCCAGACTCCTGAATAATTTGGCATGGTTATGACATTCCTGTTCTTGCTCTAATTAAACCAAGGGTATGCTGACGGCCTGCTGAGACATCTTCCCAAGTCGTCAAAGATCCAATATTGATCGGGCTGTTGTTGGTAACACCCGTCGCACTGTTGCCCAATTGACCTGTATTGTTAAGCCCCCATGCCCACAATGTACCATCGGTCTTGATCGCAGTACTAAAATCTTCCCCAGCATTAACCTTAGCCCAGTCTGTTAATGCACCGACTTGAACGGGAGATGATGTATCGGTCTGACTGCCTTGACCAAGTTTTCCCTCGTCACCTTCACCCCAAGCCCACAACGTACCATCTGTTTTGATCGCTAACATGTGGTCATATCCACAGGAAACAGATGCCCAATTAGTCAACGCTCCAACTTGAACAGGAGAAGATGTGTCGTTTGTAGTTCCAATGCCTAGCGGGCCATTTGGGCTATTATTGCCCCAAGTCCATAACGTACCATCTGTCTTAACAGAAGCCGAGTTTCTGAAGCCTGTTGAAATAGACCCCCAATCCGTATCAGACCCAATCTGTACCGGCGATGAATAATCAATAACAGTGGTGTTTTGACCAGTCCCGCCCGCATTTGAATTGCCCCACGAGTAAATTTCACCGCTTGTTGTCGTTGCAATAGTGTTATTACTGAAGCACGAAACGCTTGCCCAATCAGTGTTTGTGCCAACTTGAACTGGCGAAGAGACGTTAATTGCGTCACCTAGGCCTAGCTGACCTAGATTGTTATTTCCCCAAGCCCAAAGAGTGCCGTCTGTTTTAATTGCAAAACCTGAACCTGCCTGTTCAATAGTTGCTGTTACGGTGGACCAGTTTGTTAACGCCCCGATTTGCGTTGGGGAAGATAGTTGTGTTAGCGAACCTTGCCCGGTCTGACCATTAGTACCAACTCCCCAGCTCCAAAGGGTGCCATCACTTTTAACACCAAAAGATGCGCTTCTTCCTGCCGCAATAGTTTCAAAAAATGGTACAGATCGCCCGCCAATTTGAATTGGAGAGCTACTGTTTGCCGTGTCATCAAGACCAAGTTGCCCGCTCCCATTGGCGCCCCAAGCGTACAGCTCGAACACCGGAATCCCGGTCCAAGTATTCGCCTTAATGCCCTGTAGTTGGCTTTGTAAATTCCACTTTCCACTGTAATTTGGCATTACGAACCTCGTGTTATACCCAAGTATAGGTATCCTGTATTAACAGAAGTGCCGTCTGTAAAGGAGCCTATTTGTACGGGAGAAGACCTGTCCACTGTATCCCCATGCCCAGTTACACCTAAATATCCTGTACCCCAACTCCATAATGTACCATCAGACTTTCCTGCTGCAGACCATTGACCCAAACTTGCAGTTTTAGATAACTTGTCCCAGTTGGTCAAAGCACCAACAGCCTGCGGGGTAGAGTAGGCAATTGTGTTATTTAATCCCAACTGACCATAGCCATTTGTTGCCCATGCGTATAAGCCACCACTTGTACTAACTCCAAGCACATTATAAAACCCGCCAGAAATGGAAGACCAAGAAATGCTTCCAGATATCTGTACAGGGGAGGATTTGTCAGTGTTAGTTCCATCTCCAACGGTATAATATTGATTCCGTCCCCAGGCGTATCCCGTGCCCCCTTCTCGTATACCAAAAGCATCGTTATGGCCGCCAGAAATAAACACCCAATCGGTGTCAGAACCCACTTGAATTGGGGAAGATTTACTTATCGTTGTAGAATCACCAATTCCTCCGTACAACCCTGATCCAGATGCGTATAAAGATCCATTTGTAATGTAATACATATTGGTTTGAGAAAATGAAAAACTGCTGGGGCTAGTTAACCCCAACTGAACTGGCGAGGATTTGGATATAATGTCGTTTAGTCCAAGCTGGCCATTTCCATTGCCACCCCAAACGTACACCTCCCCATCAGTATTTTCAGCGGCACTGATTGCAGCGGCACAATATACTTTTGACCAATTGGTTAATGCCCCGATTTGCGTGGGAGAAGAGCGATCAATAATGTCATTTTGACCTAATTCCCCAGAGCCACCTTCTCCCCAAGCCCACAAAGTGCCATCTGTTTTTATCGCAAGTGAATGATACTGTCCAACCACATAGTCTTTATAATTTCCTGCTATCTGAACAGGAGATGAATAATTTGTTAAATTGTCTTGGCCTAAATACCCATTTCCATTACCCCCTGTGGCAAAAATAGAGAGTTGAGAATAAACCGTAGAGCTATTTCCGTACCCACTGAACTGTCCTGCACCGTAGGTATTGAATGCCTGTACAGCAAACTCTGTCGTGCCGCCTGCAGTCAAGGTGATATCAATTGGGGATGAGGTACCCGTACCAGATACAGAGCTACCGTCTGATTGCTTTGCAGAAGCTACATACTCGGTAATCGCACCACCGCCCGTGTCAATTGGGGCAGTGAAGGAAACAGACGCAGAGCTAATTCCGGCAGATACAGAAACATCTGTCGGCGCATCCGGTGTTAAGAACGGATCTGTTATTCCTGAGCCTTTAAATCCTGAACCTGACATTATGAAGTGACTCCTAGAAGAGCGTATGTTCCAATTTGGGCTGAAACCTTAACCCAATCAGTCAATGCTCCGATTTGTACAGGTGAAGACCTCTGTACTGTTGTTCCATCGCCAAGTTCGCCATCATTATTTCGACCCCACGCCCATAGCGTTCCATCTGTTTTGATAGCGGTTGAAAAACCAGTAAGGGCGCCACCCGTAGCTGACACTAAAGACCAATCAGTCAATGCTCCGATTTGTACAGGTGAAGACCGATTGACAAGATCTTGATTATCCCCAAGCCGTCCATTTTGAGCTTCCCCCCACGCCCATAGCGTTCCATCTGTTTTAACAGCAAGCGTGTGTAAACCCCCAGGGCTCGCCGTAGCCCAGTTAGTTAACGCTCCGATTTGTACAGGTGAAGACCGATCATTATTGTACTGGTTGTCGCCAAGTTGTCCTACGTCAGCCGATCCCCAGCCCCATAGCGTTCCATCTGTTTTAATTGCATGAGTTCCAAAAATTTTGTACCAATCGGTTAACGCACCGACTTGTACAGGGGAGTTAATATCCACAGACTGATCCGTGTTTGTGCCAAGTCGGCCATTTGCAGCATTTCCCCATGCATATAATTCACCATCTGTTGTGATAGCCATGCTGAACCCACTACCGGCAGAAACTTTAGACCAATTAGTTAACGCACCAACTTGTACAGGGGAGTTCTTGTCGCCACCTCCACCAATGCCAAGCTCTCCAGTAGCATTATCCCCCCAAGCCCATAATGTACCGTCAGTCTTCACAGCGAGACAGTGGTCGTTACCAGCAGAAATTTGAGACCAGTTAGTTAGTGCACCGACTTGTACAGGGGAAGACTTATCAACAATAGAACCGTCACCAAGTTGACCTTGATTGTTATCCCCCCAAGCCCATAATGTACCGTCAGTTTTAAGTGCGGCGGCAAAGTTATTTCCAGCATCAACTTCAAACCAGTCTGTAAGAGAGCCAACTTGTACTGGAGAGGATTGATCAATTACATTATCTGTACCAAGCCGTCCTTGTACCCCATCCCCTGTAGCGTACAACTCTGCTCCGCCAAACACGGTTGTGCTGTTACTGTAACCGCTAAACGCACCGGGGCCATACTGATCACTGATTGCTTGTGCGGCAAATGTAGTGGTACCACCGGCTGTAAGGTTTAAGGAGACAGTGCCTGCGGAAGAGGCTGTTGTTGAAGAAGACGCGCCATCGCCTTGCTTGGCTGTAATGACATACAAATCGACTCTCCCGTCCCCCGCATTAAGTGGCGCAGAGAAAGTGACATCAACTTTTGCAATGTCGGTTACGCTGACACTATCAACAGTTGGAGCGTCAGGAGCTTTTAACGGATCGTTACCGCCTGAAACAAATCCACCGGGACCTTTAGCCACGGGCTACTCCTTACGATGCGTCAATTTCTTCCCAAGATGCAACAACCTTCAAGTCATCTGCTGTGCCTGCTGTGGCGCCGATTGACCTGTCTTCAAGAAGGTAGATTGCCGTGTTCTTGTCGATCACGACAAGTGATGCATCCGCAGGGACAGATACAGTTGAAACAATTTCGGTCGCTGTTCCGCCGATATCGTCCTCACTGTATAGGCTGATTGTAATGTCAGCGGCAGACGTACCGTCTACGTTTGAGACAATCAGTGAATTGATCTTGTACACTTTTCCTGACGATGCGGCGTTTGAGACAATCTCAGTCGCACTTGTCGTTGTCAGGCTCGTGACGGATGTGTTTCCATAAATATTGGTTACACTTACGATATTAGGGTTGGCCATTATTTAATCCTCTTAACCAAACACAAGAGCCATTGCGATGGCCTTTCCAGTTGAAATACCACTTGAAACGGTTGTGAACCCAATGTTTCCCGAGCCGTCTGTCTTCAAAACTTGATCTGTTGTCCCATCTGTCGTTGGCAACGTGAATGTGTTCACGAAGTCCTGAAGGTTTGAGTCATATGCTAGTACGTCTGTTCCGACAGCCACGCCAAGACTCGTTCTTGCCCCTGAAGCCGTCGTGCCTCCAGTACCACCAGAAGCAACTGGAAGTGCTGTACCAAGTGTCAATGAATCCAGATAATCGATGCCGCTAACAACATTAGTGCTGTCCGCATAAACAATCGATGTAGATCCATTTGGCACTGTAATTCCTGTGCCCGCTGAGGTCTTGACAACAATGTCTTGGCCGCCCGTTGTGTTGTTCTCAACAATGTACAATTTGTCGATTGTAGGAACAATTAAGTTACGCGTTGCAGAAATTGTCCCCGTAACATTCAGTATTAAGTTACGGAAAACCTGTGTCGTGTTTGCATCGACGTAGCCAAGTGTTAAGTCCGCGTCGGAAGAAAAGTTTGCTTCAGCGCGACCTGTGATGGCTTCGCCAATAGCGACATCTAGGTTAGTGTTCGTTGTAGAACCCCAAGTCCCTGACTGTTCGCCAGTGGCAATCAGTTCAATTTTGAGGTCTGAATATGTACTTGCCATTTCGGTTCCTTTAAGCTACTTCTTCCCACGAGGCGTCTTCAACAGGCTCTATTTCTGTCCATATTGTGCCGGGATTTGGGCTAACAGCACTATAACTTCCGGCACCACTAGGGTCAATTGTACCCCAACCAGGGGACTGAGATGGACTTATCTCTGAATAAGTTGTTCCTGGGTCTGGGATTATTTTACCCCAAACAGTGACAAAGCCAACTTCCCCGTTCGCTGCAACGCCTGTGACATCTACAGGAGCATCGATTTGTACCGTGACAGCGCCAACAGCAGTTGCTGCCCCGCGTCCAGTGACGTTCACAGTAACCGGGATATTTAATCCAATATCCCCAACTTCCCCAGTGCCTTCTACGCCGGTCAGGTTAACTGTTTGATCTTGAATGACATCAACAGTGCCGACGCCGCCAGTGGCTTCAAGACCCGTAACGTCAGTGGTTACATCGGCTGTTGCAGTAACAGTTCCAACTTCGCCCGTGGCCTCAAGGCCTGTTGGCGAAACATCGGCTGTTCCTGTAACTACAACGTCATTTGTCGCACCAGTGGCTTCAAGACCAGTGACACTTACTGTTGCTCCGGCCTGTACTAGAGCTGTTCCAACCTCGCCCGTGGCTTCAAGACCGTTCTGGAACAAGAAGACGTTGCCAACCTGCCCAGTTGCCTCGACACCGGTGACATCAACATTGACGTTAAGAGTCACCTCAACGGTAACTGAACCTACCTGCCCGTCACCCGCATCCGGCGAAGTTTTGCCTCCGCCCCACGACAAGTCACCCCAAGCACCTTCATTCCATGCGTTGGTCGGGACAAATGGGGTTGCTTCTACAGATTCGGTTGCTTCTACAGTGACTGAACCAACTTGTCCGGCGCTTTGAACACCTGTGACATCAACAAATAGTGGAATGTCAACAGTAACAAAACCAACTTGTCCTGTTGACGACAGGCCATTTGATGGCGTGGTCGATGTACCTGTAACTGAGAAGTTACCGCCAACCTCACCGGTCGCAGAAACACCAGTAACATCCGCACTGACATTTACAGGGACGTTCAGATTAAGCAGGCCAATAACGAGCGTCTGACGGCCTGTATCTCCGGTTGTTACGTTGTAATCAACACGCGAGTCACCTACCGCATAAAAATCAACACCAAGTTCTACACCGTCCGTTCCAAAAAACTCAGCAACAAACTCAGCCTCTGGCGATACGTTTACGTTACCGTTTGACCCACCTGCGGAAATAGCCACCATCGGCGGTGTGCCGTTAGTGGACACTGCCATTGAAAGACTAAGACCGCTTGCGGCGCTACCACTAACACCGTCTTGATTTGATATTGAGCCCAGAGAAGTGATTGTTTCATCTGGTGTGAGTGCTAAGGCGGCGTAGTTATTATCTGTTCCACCAAGCCAAGAAACATTTGTACCGCCCTCAGTACCGTCTGCAATTTTGGCAATAATGCCTAGAGTCCCAGCAGCAGAACCGCCGGTGAATGAGTGGATTAAGGTCCATCCAGCAGGGGTGCTCGGTATTGCCTCATCGTTAATGTCATAGTGCATGGCGACCAAAAGGTCGCCAGAACTGACGGTAGCCGGTAAGGTGATATCAGCCTGACGGCCTCCGCTCGAAGAGCTGTTGAGCGTGAAACCCGTCAGAGCCATTTAAACGCCCTCAGTTAGGCGATACGAATGATCGCGTTAGAGGCGTCAGCAGTTGGGAATACAATCGTGAATGTTCCAGAAGTTGATGTCTTGTCAGAACCAAAATCTAAAACCACAACAGAAGGATCACCCGCTGCTGTGTCGTTGTATATTAACGCACCGCGTGCAGTAATTGTTGCTGACGTGAACGACAGGTCGTCAAAATCAGTAAACGCTGTTGTGCTTGAAGTGGTTGGTGTGACGTTTGTCAGTGTTCCACCACCAGCAGAATACGTCCCAGAGTTGCCAACTTCGTTTGATGCTGTATACGCAGTCGTCGCAGCAGTAAATGATGCGTTGTTGTCATACAGCGCCAACTTGAAAGTGTTCCCAGTTGATGCAGTGAAATCATGGGTACCAGTCAGCAATTCTTGCTTGAAGCTGGTGCACATGAAGTTTCCGGTAAAAGCCATGTCACAGTCTCCTTAAAATGTCTGCCATATCTTCGTGGCCAGCCTTTGTAAGCTCCGCGCCTATTGTAGCACGGTCTTGTTCAATACCCATCTTGATATAGTGAGTTACCACTGCGAGCATCCGTTCCCGGAACGCTCGTGCCTGTGCTTGTAAGGCCGGATGACTTTGGTCGCCAATTGATATCAGCCGGTTGACGCAAAGCTCCGCGACTTCTTCTGGCGTATGTCCGCGGTTTTCTGTTGTCTTAACTTCAAACGCGTCTAACGGCGCTTTTATGCTCATTTCAAACATATTACTGCTTAGTCCTCTGAACCATGCCAGTACGGTATTGATCTGTTGTTTCTTTAGCTTCGCCCAGCTGTTTCAAGCTCGATACCGCCTCTGTAAAACGCTGAGTATAGTTACCGATTAAGTCAACTTCGCCTTTCATATAAGTGTATGCATCAACCAACGAACCATACAACATCGCCATTGGCGCGTTCTCACTCAACCAAGTCGTACCATCATCCGCAAGGGTGGTCAGACTAGCTGGTCGATAAAAGTAATGCAGCTCTACATCGTAAGCATCATCAGGTGTGGGCGCTATCAGAAAGTTGTCCACATCAAACTGTGCATAAAACCGAGGTGCGCCTGTATCTGAAGCATCTGTGTTGAAATCCTGCAGATAGTTCACGTCTTTATACAACAAGAAGTTTTTATCCCCTGCACCGTCTGTATAGGACAAAGAAAAGGGCGACAAAAAATCATTAGGACATGCCAAATACTCATTACCACTTGTCATGGTCGCAGTTGAATTTTTGCGGAATAACGACAGCTGAACATTTTTGAAAATACGTTCTTCTGCAGCACGGATAAATACAGGCAGGTTTGTGACGAAACTAGTCTCGTCATTTTCCGTGTAATCCTGAATAGCCTGTTTAAGCTGTGCGTATGTAAAACTCATGATATGGTCACCGTAACTGTTCCGGCCTTGCCAATAGCCCGTGGAGTTTGAATAGGTAATCCTACGACATCCGTGCCAAGATAGACAGATACAGTCTCTACCTCATCTGGTCTCGGATTCCGTAGTGCTTGTGGATCTGGTCCTACGCGTGGCGCTTCAAGTTGTGGGTGTTTTGGCTCGTACTCGTCCGGGCCAACTATCAACCCGTTCCATTCTTTCTTCATTTCGCGCAGGCGGTAGCGGAAACCAGAACGGTCCGAAATACCCCATGCTTTGTTGCCTGCCGCGTAACGTGCCACGTTTAGAACCTAATGTACTGAATATCAGGTTGTAGCTTTAAAGATACACGATCTTCGTCTTCGTCCGCTGCACGCTGGAACTCTTCTTCATACACCGCTTTTAACAATTGAATGCGGTCCGGTGCCTTCTTCATCGCTATATAGTAAGCGAGCCCCGCAACCATACACGGCACAAAACGGAAAGGAACTTCAGCATCGTTCTTCGACGTATCAATATCCTGGATCCGCTTGATGTAGTAATACACCAAAGAATCCGCCGCATCAGGCACCGGCCAAAGCGTCACTTCAGGCTTAATCTGACGGTTAAAATAAAACTGCGAAGGGCGTCCTGAAGTAGTCTTGTTTGGCACATTAAGATATTCGCCGCGGCTGATTCGATCTACCTCGTAATCCGTTCCGTCACGACGTAATGCAACCTCAAGAATGTCAGACATTCCAGCATCAAGACCATTGTCTTCATTGTACGTTGCGGTGTCTGGGACCAGCGTCAGCGTGCCTTGGCGCACGGTCCATAGGTTTACACCTCGGTTCGCCCAGTCTGCAAACATAATGTTCATCGAGCGCCGCGCTGTACGCGCATCATAGCCCGTGCGAACTTCTAGCCCACACCGCTCATACGCTTCCTCAATGATGTCTGCTGCATCAAGGTTGAAATCAATCGATCCTGAAGTTGCCATAACTTACTTCTTCTTTTTGTTGACCATGCCGCCGTATGCGTACTTTTGAGCATTACAAGAACATCCATTTCCGCCACACTTAGAGCAAACAGATCCGCCTTTCTTGTAGCCTTTTTTCTTTCCACCACAGTTCATGATTTCTTTCCTTTCCAGTTCACACGTTTTGAAGAAGTCTTCTTCTTCATCGCAGTCTTAGCGCCTGCAGACTTGCACTGCGCTTTTGTCGGGCGGCAAGCAGGATAACTTCTACGCTTATCACTGCTCCCGGAGCGCCCACAAGGCTTGCCGGTCTTACAATCGACCCAGCCTTTGCCCTTGTTTTGACCAAACCATTTACGAAGTTCGGCGCCTTTTTTTGTCTTACGGACAGCCATTACATCTTCTTCGTTTTCTTGGTGCCCCAGTTCTTGGCACCAACCTTACGGCACTTGGCTAAGGCGCCACTTGCATATGCTGAAGGCCAAACCTTGTAGCGAGACTTGACCTTATGATAGCACGCGTCTTTCTTTGTCTTTGATTTACTTGGCACTGTAGTCACCTGCTTTGCTGTCTGTGACCGACTAATCGTCATTATACAAACCGTTCAGCGATTGCTAAACCAACTATTAACGCTGCTAAACCCCACAAGCGCATATCAACTCGATCAAGGGTTTTCTTTTGATCGTCTAACCGTTCTTCAATCCGCTTGTAACGGAGATTACATTCAGCCTCGTGAACCTCTAGTTGTTTAAGAACATCTTCTGCTTTCATGACTACCACTTCTTGCATGACCAGTATTTTGCTTTGAGCTTACTCAAAGTTCCCTTATCGCAACCGTGACGGGCGCGGAACGATTTACGCGCCTTGGGGTTTGATTTGCGAATCTTCATGTTAGCATCACCAAAACGAACAATCTTTTCTTTTCCATTTTCGCATGCTTTAACGACAAACTTCTTACCACCTGAAACCTGACGGCGAGGTTTGTTGCACTTCATTTTGGACTTGTCGATCTTTGCCATTACAACGGTCCTGAATTTTGAATGTAGGTGAGATCAAGAGTAGCGGAACAGGTAATAGATCCTCCAGCGGAATCGGCCTGCGCTCTAACTTCAATATCCGTGCACTCGTAAAAAGGGATAGGATTCCAGTAAGAAATAGCCGTGCTGTTGTTAGCCAAAAGTATTCTTTCTTTGATGTTAAAAACACCGTCTTTTGGTCTGGCTAATAAACTAAAGATAGCAAACTTACCGGCGGAAGAAGATGAAGATACGTCCTTTTGATGTAAATAGGCTGTATAACCAAGAGGCACTGTCCAAATACACATTAAGGTTTGATTATCACCAATAGCCACCGTTGCATACTTATTTGTAGGGACTCCGCCTGCAGGAGCGGCTTCTGTTCCTACATATAAAACCCCAGCGTTTGCACCGCCAGAACCTGCTGTATTTACGACTATACGATTAACTCTGTACCAATTTAAAGCACCGTTAAGTTGTACACCTGCCTGACCATTTAAAGGAACAGTTACAGTTATCGGTTTAAAGTCGGCATCTAATCCTGAAACTGTTGCGGTCCTTGCACCTGTGCCATCCGAGGTATCATTGATTGAACTGCTTGATATATACATCGTAGACGCGGTGGTTGGATAAACATAC